ATTTAGTGGATCTAGAATCATATCTGTAGCAAACTGACCATATGGATTGTTAATTCCCATTGCTTCAGAAGGGGTTTGATATTTTCCTGTTATTGCTTTAGTTACACTTTTCTGAGGAGCAGAAAATACCTCTCCCAATGCAGAAAGAGTTTTTAAAGCTTGAGATTTGTCTAAAGGAATTACATCTCCCATTTGGGCTTGAGGTAAATTATCTAACCACCCTCCATTTTTAAATGGCCCTCCCCAAGCAGAATTATAATCAAATCCTACATCAGTGAGTCCTTCTTGAATATCTAGTCCTTCTTTAGCTTTATGTTTCATTATTTGAAAGATGTTTGAACAGATTCCACTATAAACTGACTAACTAAATGAATATCACTCCTATTATCTAAGATGTGTCTAATTTTAGAATCTTTAGCCCTAAAAGGCTCCTTTTTATAGGTTCTAACAGAATAGTCCATATTACTCTGATTCACAATTTTATCAATAGATAGAGATTCACAAGACCTAATAAATAATGGTGTAGTCTTATCCTTAACTAAGGACCAAAAAGTATTATATTGATAAATATTATCACTTTTTGTAAAAATAATACTTTTTCCGTTTACTTCATAAATTGGATATTGTAAATATTGTTTTAAATTATTTATAGGTTTAGAAACAAGGTTTAATATACCAGAACTTTGTTGACCATTATATACAATAGCCTTATTAAACCAATAATTGTCTATTTCTATTTTATTATATTCATAGACAGAACCATCTATACTTGGAAAGTATTTAAATACTTTGGTGTAATCTTGTACACTTTGTAGGATTTCATCATTATACTGATATGAAAAAGGGTATTCAATAATATAAGGTTCAATATAATCATAAAATATATTATATATCACAGTGTTTTTTAAATGTACCCACAAACAAGAATTTCTTATAGGAGTGTATGTGTATGAAACTATGTCACTGGGATATATTTCACTTATACCAAAGCTTTTTCTGCTTAAACATTTACCCAAAGAAACTAGAGTGACCACTGTAACATTAGATCCTACTATATAAGTTTTACCAGAAATGAGTTCATTTCTGGTAACTAGCTCTTCTATAGTATTTCCTTCTCCATCTAATATTTTAAATGGGCCAGCCTTTAAGGAGCTTTTAGTTAGCTTTATATATATTGTTTTTGACATTTTTATCCTATAGAAGTTGTTGTTGTAGTTGTTGTAGTTGGAGATGTACAAGCAGAACAATCTCCTTCTGTTAAACAAGGTTGGGCCACTCCTCCACATATTCCCCAAATTATACCTGGATCCACTGTAATTAAAGCTCCTGACTGAGCACACTCTGTAACCACTGTAAAGGCTGGAACTGAAACAGTTACTTGTCCTCCTTCACACACACTGTATGTAATATCTAGAGCTGTTTCAGTTGGATTTTCAAATCTGTAACAAATACAAGGATATTGAGTAGTGGTTGTAGTTGTAGTAGTTGGTTCTGGAGGCTCAGTGGTTGTAGTTGTAGTGGTAGAAGAAGAAGATGTGGTAGTTGTGGTTGATGATGAAGATGTGGTAGTTGTGGTTGTAGGTTCTCCTGTAGTTGTTGTGGTTGTAGTGGGTGCTGCTGTAGTGGTAGTGGTAGTTGTAGTTAGCTCTGTAGTAGTTGTTGTAGTTGTAGGAGCAATTGTAGTGGTGGTAGTTGTAGTGGTTATTTCTTCAGCAACTCCATATAAATTACAGTTAATAGCTACAGCTACTCCATCCAAATTACATCCAGTGTAAAGAGTAGTGGTAGTGGAAGTTGTTGAACTGCTACTAGTAGTAGTGGTAGAAGTACTACTAGTGGTTGTAGTGGAGGGCTGAGGAAGAACTGTAGCTACAATAGCCTCTATTGTAGAGCAACAATTATTCATTCCTGAATAAAAGAAATTATTTTCTGCTATATACCAATTAGGTATATATGAATGGAATGAGGTCCAGGTTTTTGAGCTTAGATTATATGATAGAGTCCAGCTTTTATTACAGAAATAGTCCTCATCTTGAAGAAATACTTCCTCCTTAATAATAGATTCTCCTTTGGAGACTTCTATATAAAATGTATTACTGTCAGAATCAAAAAGAATATTATTGTCCTTAGGAGTATAATCTAATTTAGTGATTATCACTCTATCATATTTACTATCATATACTCCATGTAGACCTATAGAATAATAATTATTGTCTATATTTATGTCTGGATAAAATCTAAGTATTTCAAATGGTAAATGCTCTGTTAGCCACATATGCATACCAGATCCAGGAGCAGACAAGTCTATTGCAGTGTTACCTGATATTAAAAAAACTTGTCCTCTTTTTGCATCTACAGATATCTGTCCTTGTGGTATTTTTAATAAAAATTTATTCTGAGTTCCTACATATCCAAGATCTGTTTCAGCAAAATCAATTGGGGGAGCAGATTTAAATAAAGTGTCATTACCAATATATGCTGCTTGAGGATTACTAGTGTTAATAGTTAACATAGTATTGTACAACAGGCTTTTATTTTCAAACCTAGCTAATACAGCTTTATTTTGTATTCCATCTAAAGATATTAATTTACCATAATTTTGTGGGAAATCAAAACTAGAAATGGGTCTATAAATTAACCAATTGTTCACCCTACTGTTTACATCAGTATTCTGTACATCAGAATAAATGGCTCTAAAGGGAAAATATGTAAGACAAAGATCTTTAGTCCAATCTAAAGGAAGATGAGAGAAGAAATTTTCTTTATTTTGTTTAGAATATGTTGTATTATAATAATATGTATTATCATTAGCTATAGAAACATAACTTTCTTGTACCCAATCATCAGGAATACCAGTGCTTACATGTGGAAAAAAGTCTCCTTCTTTATTGTTAAAAGCCTGTCTAAGATCTACATTGTAGGAAGATTCACAATAAAAATAAGGGACTCCATATGCAAATAGATACATTTTTCCATCATAATATGTTCTTCCTGGAGATGTAGCAGGAGTTTGAGAGTTAGGACAATCAAAATTATGAGCTTTGGCAGATAAGAAATTCTTCATTGTCACACCATTCACCACTACATCTGATAATACAGACCTAGAAGAAAACCAATATTTAGGATATGCAACATTTCCTAGTTCATCATAATAAATATCTGAATCATCAGGAGCACCCACCCTATTATCAATAAAAAACGGAATCTTAGTCTTAAAGGCAAATTTAGAAATGAACGTATCTCCTCCAAATATAGTTTCGTATATAGGGGCGTCATAAGGAACTATGTCTCTTTGATAACCTGTATCTATTGTATCATATGAATAAATTTGACCCCATTGGTTTATAAAAATATTTTTTAAAGAAGCATAATAAGATATAACATTAATAGCTTCTTCTTGTTCTGGCTTAGTACAATCTTTTTCTGATATTACATATCTTGAATCTTCTTTAAGACCCAAGGTAGTTATATAAGGGGTGTCACTAGGAAATAATAAAGGAGGAACACTTAGTAAAGTGTCTAAAGAGAACACTCCTAATGAATAGATAGTGTATGTTGCATTTCCAGAAATAAGTACTGGATATGTAAACGAATTTATATCAGAACAAGTGTTAAAAGGAATAGATATTGTTTGTGCTCCTAATGTAGGATCTGTATATGAAAAAACTTGTGTATTCACTACAAAATTATTGTTACAAATTCTATATGTAGTGTAAGTTTGAGACAAAAGTTTAGTTTCGTCTGTTGTTTTAATATAAACAGAAGACTCTCTTTGGTAGTTGTTTATGTTATAATTATCTCCTACATTTTGTACACCAGGAATTAAATATTGAGATATTTCAATAGGTCTTTGCTTTATTCCTGTAAAGCCATTTGTAGAAATAACATTATTATCCACTGGCACAGAATAATCATAGCTGGCAATAGAGTTAAAAGAATAAGCATAATTTCTTCTGGTTATACCATTAGTATAAATAGTTAGATAGGCTTGATAAGCTGCAAATAATACTGTAGCATCAAATGTACCAATTGTAGCAATTGACTCAGCAGATGCCAGAGCATCTTCTTGAGCTTCATTACTAATTAGTTTATATAAAGCATTTTTCTTCACTTGTACAAAGTGAGATTTCCCTGCTCCATATATCACATTCTCAAGTTTTAGAATATTTCCTAAAAAAGGCTGTCCAAAGGATGTGTCTGGAGAATTAAAAATATGTCTATATTTAGAATCTTCTGTATTAAACCCATTAAGATCTTTTGGGACACATATTGTGGGATCAGATATAATTTCAAAAGTGGCAGACCCTTTAATAACTACAGGAGGTGTAGTGGTAAGAGAGCATACATATAACACTTCATCTACATGTGTTCCTGTAATAGTGGCTATTTCATTAGTATAACAATCTGTATATTGTGCAGAAAATACAGGAGTACCAGGCTCTACACTTGTAATTGTAATCTTAAATCTTGTACAAGCTAATGCAGGATTTATATTTACATCTGAAGTGTAAGCATTATTATTTTCTAATAGAAAAGGATCTTGTTTAAGATCGTTGTAAGGATAGTTTGGATAATAATAAGGAGTATTTTCTCTAGTATATTTACCAACATTTCTTAATATTCCTTTAGCTACAATAGATTTGTTACCACTCCTGTCTCCTCTAACTATTTTAAACCCTTGTATGCTTTCTTTTTGAGCTTGGGTTAAGTCTGAACTATTAATTAAAGAAACTATCTGAGAAGTGTCTATTCTTACTCCCAAAGCATATACAGCATCTTTCTGCATTGTCATAGAAGGTCCACTATAAATAGCAGACTCAAATATAGGGCTTATAGATACATCTGGAAACTTATGGTGTCTAATAGGTTTATTAGCTAATTCTCCCCATATATCTGTGTTACATGGATATCTTTCAGTAGACTCCCAATATGCAAATTGTCCATATTGATACTCTCCTTTATAGTTAGGATCTGTTGAATAATCTGGAGCAATTCCTTCTATAGTGGCAGTGTTATATATCTTCCAATAAGGACTATATCCTACATTTCCTGAATAATAATCTGGTTCTCCAATAAAATCTGCATTAGTGTTTGGTACACCTATTAAATCAGAAGTGTTAGCCTGTCTTGCAGGAATATGAAATCCATCTGTTTGTTTACCGTTGTTTAATAAAAGTACTAATTCAAATGGATAGATTTCATCCCTCAAATATCCTTTAAGCATGGCAGCATTAAGCTCATCAGCATAGGTTTCATCTGCAGGAATTCTATAACTCTGCCATTGTAAAGTTATACCATTTGCAATTTTTTGATAATTAATTCTATCTATAGATGTAAGTCCTTTCCAAACTAATATATCTTGAACAGAAGTGATATCTTCTGCTTGTTCATAATAAGGGTATTTTTCAAATATATCATTGATGGTAAGATTTATACTAGTAGAATTTTGGCCTGTATATATGATCTTCTTTGTTTCTGCATCAACAAAATATGTCCCAACTAGCTCAACTGATGTAATAGCATTGATAGTTTTTATAACAGCTAAATTAAAATATTGCCATTGTCCTCTTGGATCTAAGTTAGATATTTCAATTTCAATACTTTTACCTACCACATAATCAAAATTAACTGAAGTTATTTGTGGGTTGGCAATAGGAAGGGGATTAGTAACAGAGTAGTATGAAGAATAACCTACACCATTTACATCACTATATTGAATAGCAAATTGATATGTTCCAGCTTTTAATTCTCCTCCAGAGGTAACATCTGTGGTTTTTAATTCTGGGATGGAGAAATTTGGTTGTAAATTTAATTTATTACAATCTATTTCATTAGTATAAGAAGGGTTACACACAGAAGAGGTAGAAGATAATTTATATGGAGGATTTTCAATGTCCATATATCTCCTAGCTATATTGTCTGCCCAATATATTTCTGTAGAACAATTAGTTATTCTGTGTACAATTTTATGTATAGGAAAATTGACATCCCAACCAAAACATTCTGAGGTTCCTAAAATTTTATATTGACAATCATTATTGTCCATATATCCTATTTGACTTAATCCTGTAATAGGATTGGTTAAAAAGAATATATGTTTATTTTTTTCTATTATAGAGTGCTTAGCAATTAACTGATAATCTTCTGGAAAATCTAAACATTTTTCATTACCAGACTCATTCTGATAGGACACAGAGTTTCCATCAAAGTTCTCCATTAATGCATTTAATGCATAAGTAAGAGAGCCTTTTGGGACTTGATTAATTGATTGATCTAGATTTAAACCTACTGTAGCTGTAGTAACTTCTTGTTTAACTACATTTTGGGTCTTGTTATTTTCAGCCATAATGGTTAATTGTTTCTACGCCACCCATACCTATTTGATCTATTAGGAAGTTCAAACATTTGAAACCTATTTAGACTATGTTTTATTCTTCTTTGCTTAGTCCAAGCATCTTGTTTTTTAATCTCTATATCTGCCATAATATAAGCTTCATCAGATAGTTGCTTATAATAAAGCAGCTTTTGATTAAGCTGATTAAAAGTTTCATCATTTATTTGGTTAGTAAGAGTTTCAAACACTTTATATTTAATAAATGCTTCTATATATTCCTTTATACGATAGTTATCTGGTATTAACTGATTACTAGCATTATCATACTCTGTTGCATAAAAGACAAGATTGACAACACCATTTCTAAAATTAGTAACAAATTTATTGTCCCTTATGTCAAAAGAATTAATTGTAGAAGAACCAGGAGTAAAGTTATGTGTATAAGCAACATCACAATTTCCCTTAGCAGAAATATTTCCAGGAGCAAGTAAAAATTCTCTCTTATAACTTCTGGCTACTGAATTATTAGTTTTATATACAGCTTGTATCATTTCAGGTAAACATGTTCCTTCACACTTAGGATTAGAGCAGGCAGAATTAGTACAAGGAGCACCTCCGACAGTGAGAGGGCTTAATTGTAGAGATGTGATGGATGAAGCTTGAGAATAGAATGAATTAGCACTTTGATATGGAAGTTGAGGAATTTCTGAACACATCCAAGCTTCTCTCACAGCATAAAAATTATCTGGAAGACGAGATTCAAAATTAGAAATCTCTAATATATCTGTACTGATTACATAAGTGGCTCTACCAAGTTTTTTTAAACATTTATCTAAATAGGTTGGAAATAACAAGTTATCAACAGCTCCTGTATCAAAATAGCTTTTAAGTTCTTCTTGAACTATAGCATAGATAGGCTCAGGACTAACAAAGTTGTATTGGTAATAGTAAGACATAATATATTATTTTTTCCAAGGTTGATAGATGTGTTGATATTTGGGGTCACTTTTAATATAGTGAGCAAGAAGTCTAGAGGTAGCTCTAGCTGCTTTAAAGTACCAAAGTTCTAAATGTTTAACTCTAGCTGTATCTTTAAACCACATCCAGCCAAAAAAATATCCCTCTGTATGATAATTGAAATTGTATATTTTTTTACCCTTTTCTTTAGTTTTTTGCCAATCAATAGGTAAATTGATATATTCTTTACCTTCTACAATAATTACCTTTTTTCTGATTTTCTTAGTTATAGAAAATTCTCCAAATCCATTTGGTAGTCTAGCTTTTTCTCCAGTCTGTAGTATATACTCTTTGAAATCTTCATTGAAGGTGTAAATTATTTTTTTCCAATCTTCATATGAAATTTTAGTAGATGGATATTTTTTACAGAAATCAATATAATTGTCTTTACTACAAGACCTATGATCAACAGCTACCCTCATAAATTATTGTGTAGGTTTAGTGTTTGGAGCTTGGCCATCAATACCATCAGAAGTTTGATCAGTTTTAATATTAAAATAGGTAGACAGTAGAGTTTGAGAAACTAAAGATAACACTTGTTTTTCTAGATATCCAGGAAGCATAAAAGGTTTATCTAAAGGATTTATACATAACACTTCTGTAGTAGGTTGGCAGTCTCCACACCCTTCTTTTGGGTACATAATTTCATTAGGAACATCTTGCTCAAAGCAAGCTGCAATTCTAATGGCTTCTACTAATGGATTAGTACAATATAAATAATCATTTAATATCCAGTAGTATTCTTCATTTTTAATTATGGGAAGCTTTAAAGAATTAGTATATCTGTTAACAGTGGTTTCTTTTAACTTTTTACCCTTGCCTCCTAAGGCATTTATAGAATATACTCCTTGTATAAGGTATTGGTAATTTCCCTCTGAAATTCGTGGTAGTTTAAATTTACTCCTTGAGATAGTACAATCATCTTGGTAATCACAACATTCGGAAATAGGCACTTCTACCATCTGTAAACAAGGAATAGTTGTGAACAACGTACTTGTTGCCCACAACTTCCTTAAATTTGTTTCTCTTTTAATTAATAAAAGGCTGTTAATTTTAATCTCAGAAGCTATTACACGATCAGTTATAAGACTATCTGTAGATAGTAATTTATGAGAACTTCTCACATCTGAGACTAATTTCCTTAATGTTGACATAATATTTATTTATAAACGAGATTCAAACTCAGCAGTTTTACCTGTAGAAAAATCATATACTAAAGCTAACGCTGCTCTAACAGAGTGTACATAGTTATTATCTCTATGCCACCTATCTGTTCCTGATAAAGAAGGCATTTGTTGAATTTTAACCCCCTTCACTTCTTTAGCCATATAATGATGTTTATCTCCTGTATGTATCTCTCTATATTTAGCCTTACCAAAAGACTCTGAGTATTCAGGATGAGTAGCAAATAATAATGGAAGATCTTCTATCTTACAATTACCATGATGATATCCAATAAAAGTGTTACCTAACATAGAGGCCTTTAAATGCCCATCTCTTCTGTCAAAGAAAATATCAGATTCTCTTGAAAAGAATACCTCTAAAGCATGAGCTAAATAAAAAGATTTAGTTTTATCATGATTTCCCTGTACTAACAAAACTTCCACATTACTACAATTTTCTTTTAGAAAAGAAATGGCTTGAACAAGCAGATCAAAACCATGCTCATATTCTTGAGCATAATCTACTATTACATCCTGAGGAGTACCATTAGTAGTTTGATTATAATAATTATCTGAATGAAAAAAATCATTAGATATTGGAAATACTATTGTGTATATATTATAATTAGCTTTTACTTTCTCAACTAAATCTTTTAAAATAGATAGATAGGCTAATTTTCTAGCCACTATATGATTTGGTTCTTCTATAACTTTTTTAGCCAAGTGAAAATCTGATATAGATATCTCTACATTTACTAGAGATTTTGTTGAATCAATACTTAGTTTAGAAAAAGGAATAGAGGGAGGAGTGTAAGTATTTAAAAATTCTGCAAAATCAGAAGCAGAATAGTCTTTAGAAGTTTTTAGTTTGGCAAATACAGAGGAAGTAAATTTACCATTAGGAAGTAGTTTTGTCCAATAATTAGTTATAATATATTTATTCAGATCAATCTTATGAAGCTTAGCAAGTTCTGAATCATTCTTTGGTTCAAAAGATAGGACCATTGTACTCTCAACTGTACCCTTTTCTACACTTGCTTTAAATGTTTTTGGAAAAATATCTTTGTCTTGTTCTTTAGGATTTAATTCTTGCAGTAATTCATCAACTTGTTCTTCAGAGATATTTAGTTTATCTGCATAGAACTTTTTACTTTTCTTCCATTTCAACAATTTAGATAGTTGATCTAGAAGGGTTTCATTTTCAATCATATATAATCAAGATTAGTTAAAATTATGGTAAAGATACAAAAATATATTTAGATAATCCAAATAAATTAAACTAAAAAAGTTATTGGCTATAATTAGAAATATTATAAAAATAAAAAACTCCTGAGAAAAGCTCAGGAGTAAAAAATTCTAAAAACCAACAAATAGAATTTTTAAGTACATGTAGTACATGTAATAATATCAGAACATGTTTCGCTACATTCAACAGGATAATCTAAACCAAAATCTCTAAATATTATAGTGTAGGGTTGTACACATAAGCTTACAGTTAAGCCACCATCTACAGATATAGTTGTTTCAGACTGTCCACAAGGAGTGTAAGCTAAGTTTAGTGCTCCTTCTGTAGGATTGGTTACATTATAACATCTACAAGCAGGAAGAGTGGTTGAGGTGGTAGTTGTAGTAATAAGCCCTGATACAGGAATATCAATATAATTATCACACGTTCCTTGAGACAACACTCTAATTATGGTTGTTCCAGTTGGTACAACAGTGGAAGTATATCCAGAGACTAGGGAAGACTTTGGTACACTAGATTCAAAAGGGGTTATATATCCATCTATATCTGAATATAGATTGAATGGCCCTGTATCTGCTCCTGCAACTGTTAATGTAATTAAAACTATCATATAATTGGTTTATGGGGTTGTTGTGGTTGTAGTGGTGGTAGAATAATATGCATTCATTACAGACCCAAATAAGGTTGTTAATGATGGAGAGTCTAAAATTGCTGTCAGTATTTGTACAATAAACGTATTGGAACAAATTTTGTCATCAATCTTTTGTAAAGCCACTTCTAAAGTATCACAAGTTTCCACTCCAATACAAGAAAGATTGGGACCACTATACTCAACTCTTCCTGCATCTACTACAACATTAGCACATGGGTCACAATCATTATTATATAAGGTTTTTATAATAACATCATAACAAGGCATTCCTGGTAGACAACTCATTGATTTTTAATTATTTAGATTAGGGAATATACATAATAAAATAAGCTCCTATTACAGGATGAACATTGTTATGAGATTGTCCTCCTCCTTGATAAGAGTTTGCTACAGTAACTGTTATTCCTGTAGTTTTTGGGTTAGTAACAGGATTAACTCCTTCTGGAGCGCCTCCTCCTACAGTTGGTTTTCCTGACCCAGCATCTGTACCTGATGAATCCATATCATGAAAATGTCCTGGATCTGTTACATTTACAGAAGCAATATGAGTGTGAGAAGGAATTTGTAAAGTTGTTAGAGTTACTGTATTAACTCCATTAATTGTGTTTAAAGCATAGTTAGTGTTTCCTGGGAAAGCAGGATCTACTGCTGGATTTAGTGCTCCTCCTGGAACTCCCTGAATTGCTCCAATAGGACTTCTACCTCTGTAGTCAGGAGTTCCATTAGAACCATTACACAAATATATCTTATCAAAACCATTTACAGAAAGCCCAGCACCACTTCCATCAAAATTAGCTAAAGATCCATGATATGGCACTGCCACATAAGGAACCATTCTAGCATTATATTGTGTAACTGGAGAAATAGAGTCTAAATACTGTTGAATTAAAGTATCAAGGTCTGCTAGTTTTACATAATTAGTATCTACATCTGCAGCCAAAGCTGTTAATTCTACATTTATTTCACAAAGCTTTGTAATAACAGCTTGTAGAATATTATGTGTACCATCAGTACCAGTGACACCTGTGAGACATCCAATTGTATATGAAGCTTCAATAACAGCAATATCAGCCACAACTGCATCCACTTGAGTTTGTAAATCACAAGCAGCTTTAATTAAAGCTTCAAATAGGTTTAATGCTGTTAAGTCTTCACATGTTGGAATATATTGACTCACTAATGTGCAAATAATTTCAGGATCAATAGTTAATTTGATTCCTGTTCCATCTAAAGTGGATGTAAGAAATTCAATTAAAGCCTGTTCAACATAAGAAAGAGAATCTCCTGTTTGAATCCCCAACACTGGAACATCAATCCCTGTATATCTAACACATTTATCAGATGTAATTTCAACGCATCCATTATAACAATTTGAGCAGCTCATTATTTATATTTTAAAAGTTTTATACGACTGGCAATCATTTCCACTGTGTATGTGGAAGCATATTCAGAATTACAAGCTTTATAAGTTAAAATTCGTTTGTACATAATCAAGTCCTTAAAAACTTCTGACTTAACAACATTATTTAACATATAAATAGTGTTGTTATAAAGTTCTCCTGCTAGTTCTTGTATTTTACAATCTATGTCTTCTAATAAAGCAGGTATAGA